TTTTCTAGCTCGCGTTTGCTTTGCTCATTATCTGCTATGATTTGATTGTTTTTAGCGATGTTCTGATTTAACTGTTCGATTTTTCCGAGCAGTTCATCGTTTGTTTTTTGAATTGCTTCTTTGTCTTTACACAAATTAACAATAACATAAATCATAAATGTAAAAATAATCGCTATTGCCGTGTATGTTTTATTCATTTTAAACCACTCAAATAAACCGTTTTACCGCCCTGCTTGGCTGCTGTTAACACTATTTGGCGATTATGTGTCGGACTAAAACCAATGTGCACCCATTGATTATGCTCTTGAATTAATTTATCGAACTGCACCCCAGCATCAACCAACTGTTGACAAATCTCTTTAGGCGTACCGAATGACGATTTAAAGTCTACCGCTAATCCCTTTGTGTGAGCGCTTGTTGCTACACCGCCAACTTTAGCATTTAGCGCAGGACAGCGATATCCAGACGTGATAATAATTGGCTTACCTAAAGCTTTTCTTACCAACTCCAGCTTAATAGCTGTTAATTGCACGTTGGGCATTAAATCAGCAGGCACAGAGTTATCAATTTTTAATCTACTAGCTGTTGTCGAGCGAGTAAACTCTTCTAGCGTAAAATGTTCAGTTAGCTTAGTCATCGTTGTTGTCAACCCTTTTTCTTAACATTGAATTTGATACTTGACGTAATTTATCAACACCTAAAAATCCAATTGCGCCACCAATAAACGGATTCATACTAACTGGTAAGCCAAAATAGTCTAGCCCACTGCTAGCAGCTAATGACAACGCACCACACAATAACGCTTCAACCCATTTACGGCGTCCGCCTACCCCGTCATATGTTAAACGACCGTAGGCTATAATGATGGATAGAATGACACCGTAAATTAATGGCGCATTCGATTGCAACCATTCCATGATTGATGATTTATACATGTTATTATTCTTCATATGAGTTAATAAGGTGACAGCGTACTAGCTATATTGAGTGGTGTGCGTGTCTAGCTTTGCTGTCGATTCTGTGGAAATAAATAGACCTAAACTTCTGCCGTTTAGGCGCAGTTACGACTCGACGACATATGTGAAATTTGGACATAAAAAAACCGCAATTAAGCGGCTTCATTTAATAATTTTATTCGGTAATAAATCTATAAAAAAATCAAAATCATTTAGATAAAAGTGTTGACCTTTATTGTAGGTTAACCTATAATTATAACCATCAAGTGAGGGACTTGATAAGGTAAACCCCCGACCTAAGACGAGGGCTTAAGGAGAAGAAAAAATGAAATTTTTAATCATATTTCTTCTACTACTTGTAAGTTTCCCAGCTTTTTAAGTAGTATCAAAGGTGGGGCGAAAGCCCTACCGATGACCTTAAATATACCAATTGACACTTAATAAATCAAGGTGATTTTATGGCAAAATCAATAACAGAAATTCAAGCAAAAAGTGACCAAAAACGAGGAGTTAAAGTAAAAGGCTTCAAACTACACGTTGATGATATCGCATTAATTGAACAAGCAAGTAAAAACCTAGATGTATCACAAGCTCAACTTATTGTTGATGCCGTGAAATTTTACCTTGATAATAAAAAGCCTCTTAATTGAGGCTTTCTTTTAAATTCAGTAATGATCGATGTTCTTGTAATGTTAACTCATTGAGATATCGCCTTGGATTGCCGCACATCCAACAAGAACAAGCTGTCGGTGTTGTTATATGCCTTTTTAGCGACTTTCTAGAATCACCAGAATAAAAATCATTCTTTCTATTATCTAGGCATCGCTTAACTTGGTGTCGTCTATATGCTCGTGTTCTCATAAAATTACTCACATATGGATAGCAAAAAGCCCAACTATTTCAGTGGGCTTAAATTCTATGCGTTCAAAACCGCATCATATATATATTATCTATCCGTATATCCGTACAGTCAAGTATTTATTGAATATTACAAGCCTTTCTTGTTGCTGTGATTTGTAGATCCATACCTAACGCATGAATAATTTTAAGCATAGTGTCAAATCTAGGTTTTTTCGCTGATAACGTTTTATATAGACTTTCTCTTCCGATACCTGCTTCTTCTGCTATTTTTGTCATACCTATTGAACGAGCTACATCATTAAGTGCTGCAATAAATTCTTCTGATGAAATATCCTCATGCAAAAATTCTGAAAGATACATTGCTCTTTCTTCATCAGTATTAAGGAATTTTGCCGCATCAAATTGCGTCACTTTAACCATTTTTAATCTCCTTCCAAAGTTTTACCGCTTTGTCTATATCTTTCTTTTGTGTTGACTTATCACCACCACATAATAAGAGATAAGTAATATTTCCATCTTTTGCGTAATATACTCGATAGCCTGCACCAACAGTAATTCGCATTTCGTAAATTTCATCCCTTAAAAATTTATGATCACCAAAATTACCAAAAGCAGCTCTTCGAATTCTTGCTGTTATTACTGTTTTTCCTTTAGAATCTTTCAAGCGTTCTAACCAGTTTTCGAAAATTTCTGTTTGGTTAATTATATTCATACATACACCAATCTTGTATTTATTAAATATTGTATACTTTTGGATACAATAATCAATATTTATTTTATTAAAAAGGGCGTAAAGCCCTTTGTATTGTGTTATTTGATATCTGCAATTAATTTTTTATTAAAATCTTTTAGGTATATTTTATGCATCTTATCTATGTTTAACAAAAATTGGGCATGTTCATGTTTTACATTGAACATGATAATATCTTGATCGTTGTGGTTCCTGAAAATCTTTTTAATAATTTCGCTTTCAGTATCTCGCCTCAACGTTAAATACATCTGAGTTACTTTTAACATTTTTTCAATTTCTGCGCTTATTAAGTAAAGTCTATCTTTTCTTATATGTTGAATACTATCAGCACCAGTTGCGTCACGTACCATTTTCCAAACTCCTTGCGTGAATGCTTCAGTGTAGAAAAAGGCATTTGAAATATTATTAATGATATATTTTAAATCTTGCAATTGCTGTGATGTGATGTAATTTGATTTATCAACAACTGAGTATGCACCGGTGTTACGGATTGTTGGAAGTACATCATTAAATACCCAATCTTGAAATTGTTTAGCTTCTGGCTTATTACTTCTAAATATCACTCGGTATAAGTTTGGCTCATTAATAAATACAACGTATTGATTACCGCCATTTGTAGGGAGGTAGATTTTTTCTACCCCCTTATTATCAATCTGTTTTGCTAATAAATCTTTATGGTTTTTGATGTCTAAAACACTACAAACATCTTTTAAGCAAAAGAAAGGTTCGTTATTAATTAATTGAATGCGAACTTCATAAGAAGATTGAAATTGAAAAACTGAAATTTGATTAGTCATAATATTGACCTCGGATGATTGGTTATTTTATAAATCACCACCAACACGCCAATATTGGAGGTGAACTAAGCAAGGTTGGCGTACTGGTTAATCATCCGAATCCAGCGAGCGGTTAAGCTCCCTCACCTAGCCCACCATAGACTAGATATAGAAAAACTGCTTACGCAGTTTGTGCGGATGATATTTAGCTCAGGACGCCAATCCCGACGTTAGATTTTGCTAACGTTTTTTCAATATACATCTTAATTATGTTCATTGTCAACTATGCCACCTTTGGGAATAATTCAATAATATGACCACGAATGAAACATTCAGCAGCAAACAAAATTTTTGTTATATCATCCGTTCTTTTACCCAATATTCTCGCTTGCTTACTGCATGAAATTTCACGAAGATAAAAAGAAGTTAATACAGCCCAGTGTTCAATATTATCGGATTTAAGTCTTAACACCGCATTATCAACAATTTCAGCTTCATCTTCTGTTAAATACTGACGATAATCAAAATCCATTGGCGCACCATCAATACCTGCCGATTTTGATGGGTATTCTGTTCCCATTCTTTTTAAAATACGGGTGTTTTTCCACGCTGTTAAAATGTCTTTAGTTTCTCTCATCATTCCCCCTTTTTAATTCTTTCAACTTTTCTTTATACTCAACTTTAATCTGTTTTATTTGCTCTATCGTGTATTTTTTCGGGTCATGATACCCTTCTAACCATTCAACTTTTTCTACACCTATTTTTTTTACTAAATTAATTCTGTACTCAATGATGTTCCCTGATTTGTGATTGTTACATGCTGAACATTGCTTATGTACATTTAGTTCACAGAATCGTAACTCTGGACACGCACCGACACTTCGATAGTGTCCTGCGTGATATTGCCCCGTGTGATAGCGTCCACAACTGATACACGGCTCGTTTTTGTCTCGCTCTCGAATAAATGCATTAAATGCTGTTTGCGCTTTTCTTAAATGCTCTGACCGAGTTTTAATTTTCTCTTTTGTTATTCGTGTTAATTTAATTCTGGTTTGCTCCTGTACCCTATTATCTTTTGCATACTGAATAGCACAATCAATTGAACAAACCTTGGCGAGTGAGTTAAATAACGCAAATTTTTTACCGCAGTTTTTACATTTTTTCTGTTTTATTTCTGATTTCATCGCCTATATTTCTCTTTATTCAAGTAAAACTTGCCGCAAGAGCCTTTTACCTCACCGTTAACGCCAACTAACGGTCTATTGCAGACAAATAAATCTAAATCGACGTTATATAAACAGACTCCGTTACACTCTGGGCATTTAAAATCAGTTTTTATTAATTTGTGTTTTCTCGGCATCATTAACTCTATTTAAATTATGCTGATTAATGTATTCTCTGCGTTGCTCTCTAACTATTGCTATTGCTCGCTCTAACTCTTGCTCTTTATCATCGTATAGTTTCAGTTGTTCTTTGTGTTTTTTGTTCATCATGCTACCTTTGATAATTGATTAAAAAAACGCATAAAGCTGATTAATTATGTTTTGGTCTGTGGTTTTACCAAAAAGATGCTTTAATGCCGCATTTATTAATGCGCTGTAAACTCTCTCAAACTCGTCTTGCTCCATATTTCCGTAAGCGAGGCTTTGCGCTTCTGTTCGTATATCACCGTTTAATCTAACTGTTTGCTCGTAATAACCCGCTAAAATAGTTAAATCCTTTCTAAATCTATCGAACTGCGCTGATTCACTCATGTGCTCCAGTCCTGCTTTATCAGCAGACCAGTGTTGAAAACAAAACCCAAAAAATGCAAAAACCTTGCGGTGAAAATGCGGATTACGCCAAAGTTTTATTTCAACCTCGCAAGCTTCGCCCGTTTGGTACCGTGTCATTTTGTCAGCTTCGGCATCTGATGCTGGCACTAGTACGCCGCCTGCTTGTTTAATAAAAAGATGTTTCATTGTTTATCACTTCGAATACTCAACTGTTAACGGCGTCAACGCACAAACGCTTTTTATTTTCAAAAATCTTCTCGTACTCATTAGCCTTTGCAATGTCTTGCTCTAACGCATCTTTTTTGCCCGCTCTAATTCGATATTTCAAAATGTTGCCGAGACAAAAGCCCCTGAACTGCTCTACAGTCATGCTTCGAGCGATAATGTCGATAGATTCGATGCCTTCGATTATTTGATAGTGTTTTGGATTTTTTATGTTGTCACTCATCACCCGATCCCCCGTCTAATTCAGCCCGTGCTAGATATGCAATTAATGCAGAACTAATAAAATCAACATTTTGATTTAAAATTTTTTGTACAAACTCATTTTTTTTATAATCTTCGATCCCCTCAGGAATTGGAGTAATTAGATGTTTTTTAAATCTTTCTACTTCCTTTTCTAACTTTTGCTGTGTTAATTTAGTCATCCTTAAACCCTCACGCACTCAAAGTTATCAAGCCGAATTAGCTCTTTTACTTTCCACCCAAAAGAATTCTTTTTACCGTTTGATAGCTTTTTAATACATTGTTCGACTGTTAATTCTTCATTAGTAAAATGCGTCCAATTTATCGGTTGGTGTCCGTCTTTTATGATTGTTGCTGTTATTTTGTAAGCCATTTCTGTATCAACTCCCTCAATTTAATTTTGTCTTCTTCTGAATATTTTTTAACTCGTTCTGCTAATTGCCGTTTAATCTTTGCCGTATTTGCTTCTGGTTCTCTTATCGCTCTCACATAGTCATACGCTATTTTGTCGAGCATGTGATTAATACCGAGTGGGCAGTGGTTAACCTGCTCGCGCATATTTACGCTCTTTTTTTGCCGGCTCTGGATTTGCTCTAGCCTGCGATTCCAGTTGATCTACGTTATAAATACGCCCATTGTTAATACCTGCAAAAACAGTAAAATTACCTGAGCCATGGCGATTTAAAGCAACGTTAATTTCCATCAAGTTTTTATCTGCGTTATCGTTGTAAACAGCATCACGATAAATACCCACCCAGTAGTCACAATCTTGCTCAATTTGCCCTGTGTCACGGCTATCACTTGGAATCGGTCGTTTATCAGCTCTGGATTCAAGATTACGGTTTAATTGAGTTAACATAACAACAACGCAATTAAGCTCCTTAGCCAATGCTTTAAGCCCTTTAGTTATTGCACCGTAAGCCAAATCGTTGCGAGTATCATCACCTGTTTTTTCTTTTTCCATCAGAGTTAGATAATCAACCATGATCATACCGATTTGCCCTTTTTCTCTCGCCATTCTGCGAGCCTCAGAGCGAACATGAGATAGTGTTATTGCTGGTGTATCGTCGATGTAGATATTGTCGCTATTTGTTAACTCGTTCAAATGATGCATAACACGCGCAAATTCAGAATCCGAACCTAAACCACCGTCATAAAAAATATTGCTATTTACACCAGATTCTTGAGCTAAAATATTCTCTAGCATTTGCTCGTTTTGCATTTCTAACGAAAACATCAGCACAGGTAATTTTTCATTCATTGCACAATTACGTGCCATGTTGATCTCGAATGTGGTTTTACCCATTTTTGGACGAGCGCCAACAACAAATAACGAACCGCGAACAAGCCCTTTAGGCGCTAATTTTTCATCTAACGCTTTAATTCCAGTTGATAAACCACGTGCGCTATCAGCGTTTTCTAAACGTTGCTCTAATGTTTCGACCCATTGCTCAGAAATGGTTTTCAGTGATTTCAAACCTGCAACTTTTCCAGTTTTGTTATAGTCATCAATTTGCGTAAATAGCGCATGAATAGCCGATATTTTGTCGCTAGTAGATAGATTTGATTTCTCAAAAATCATAGCGCTACAGTCGTTTAATTTTTGCAATGTGTAGCGTTCAATCGCTTTGTCTCGAACAATTCCAGCATAAGCTGTAACGTTGATCATCGACGGCGTATTTTTGGATAATTCAGCCAGATAAGCTAAACCACCGCAATCTTTCAAAGTTCCTTTTGCTTCCATACTGTCTGACAATGTAATCAGGTCAATTGGGTAGTTTTTACGATTTAATTCAAGCATTTCAGCAAAAATAACTTGATGATGTCTGCTGTAGAATGATTCTGGCTTCAATGAATAGATTGCTTTTTGACAGCGATCTGATTGAAAATCTAACATCATTGAGCCAAGCACAGCTTGTTCAGCAACTAAGTCATGTGGGATCACGTTCATAGCGTACCCTCCTTGAATTTTGTATAAGTTTCATCCTTAACAATGTATTCAAATTTAGCCTCCCAGTTTCTCTGGTTTTCACCAAACATCCAAGCTGGTGCTCTTTCTACAAAATCATAAAAATAGTTAATCAAATCATTGATATTTAGTTTTTTGTTGTCTTTAAAAAATTTTTTAACTAGATTTTTTCGTGCAGTAGTCATTTTTTGAATCTGTGGCAATCTGTTTTCTACAGCATCGTTGTATGCATCCATGACCAAATCAAAATCAATATTATTTTCTTTTGTAATATTGTTTTTAATAGTGTCTTTTGTAGAGTGACATTTTTTGTCACTGGTGGTAGTAACATTTTTTGTCACTGGTTCTATGCATTTTTTGCTACCAGTATCATTTTTTGTACCTGCATTTTTTGATACTGGTTCTGATGGTTCCAGTACTAGTGAATATTCAGTAATTTCACCGTTGTTTTTAATTGCGTTGATCAAACCTAAATTTTTTAATTCAGATAGAGCAGCATAAATCGTGCGCTTGTCTTTTATTCCAAGATATTGCATAAATTGTGATACGCTAATCCTATCGCTTGTTTTACCCCATCCCGTTGTTTTACGAGTAATCAGCAAATAACAACGTAACGCATTAGCTGACATATCAGCCATTAGCTCATCAATAACAGCGTTTGGCACTTGAAATGAGTTTGATATGAATTTACTCATCAATTAACCCTCATAGAATATTCAGCATATTTCTTACCGTTTTCCGCTGTAACCATTCGCTTATCAATGTTAAATCCGTCCTGTTTTAAATCATAAATGCGCGCTCCAAGTCTAAAGCAACCGTATTGATTCAATGCTTGTAATGGATTAATGGTCTTACCGCTTTGCAAATGGTTTAATATTTTTGCGCATTGGCTTTGTGTACTTTCATTGTTTGATGTACTCATAATTACCTCGAATTAGTTTGATTACCGTAATACAGCCACTCAACCGAACAATTCAAAGCTTTAGCGATTTCTACGATATTCCTTGGTTTTTCTATGTTTCCAGATTCTAGATCGCTGATTGACTGTTGTTTCATACCAACCAAATCGGCTAAAAAAGATTGACTTATATTTTGCTCAATTCTCTTTTGTTTAACTCGCTCTCCAATTGTCATATTTGCCCTTACTAAATATTAACAGTTATAACTGTATTAAATAACAGTTTATACTGTTTGTCAATTACAGATTTATCTGTATTATTTTTTTTATAACAATGGAGATTTTTAAAATGAATAATCTTGGTCAACGAATTAGAGCCAGACGAGAAGAATTGAACTTAACGCAGGAACAAGTAGCTTCACAAGTTGGAATAAAACAACAATCTTATCAAGCGATTGAAAGTGGAGAAGTAAAAAAACCTCGCTATTTATATGAAATATCTGTTGCTCTCAAATGCGATATGGTATGGCTATTAAGCGGAAAAGAGAAAGAAGTAAAAAATGTAGAACCTATAGCACTAAAGGCTCGCCAAGTACCTTTAATTAGTTATGTTCAAGCAGGAGTTTGGACTGAATCATGCGAATTAAGAGATTCAACAGGATTTGAATACATTATGACTTCATTGGAATTATCAGATAAAGCATTTGCATTACAAATAAAAGGCGACTCAATGGAGCCAGAATTCAAAGAAGGTGATGTTATCATTATAGATCCAGCCATTAAACCAATTCCTGGTGAATTTGTTGTTGCAATGAATGGCGAATCAGAAGCTACTTTCAAGAAATATAGAGAGTTAGGATATGATGAACATGAAAGAATGCAATTTGAGCTGATTCCGTTAAATCCTGACTATACAACAATGAGTACATTAACCCAGCAAATAAGAATAGTTGGCACAATGGTTGAGCACAGAATATTTAGACGTAAAAGATAATAGTTCAAAATAAAACACGGCTAACCGCTTCGGCGGTTTTTGGATAAAATAGATAATTTGAATAATGTAAGGAATAACTATGGAACAAAGTTCTTTGTTTGCTTTAGAAATAACAGACAAGGCACCAGCTAATACCATTACAGCTCATTTAAAAATGTTTGTTATTGCTGATGATGGGCAAGAATATGCTGCAAAAGGTATTCATGATGGTTACAACGAACGTGTTTCAGTTCCTCACCCAAATCAGATCCCTGCCGCTGAATGGTTGTGTTCAAATTTAGCTGAAATTTGCGGGCTACCTATTCCTAACTATAAAATATTATTAGATAAAAATAATGGCAATTACTATTTTGGCTCAAGAATAGAGTTAGCTTGCGATAAAGCCATTTTAGATGGAGTAAGTTGGTTAAATAGAATAAAAAATGCAAGTGAACAATTAAAAAAACAATTATGGTCTATACATGCTTTTGATTTATTTATTTACAATATGGATCGACATATTAATAATTATTTGTATGTTGTAAATAGAAGTAATTCATTTGATATTCAAGCTTTTGACTTCAGTCTATCATCACTTGTTTTAGGTTGGCCAAAAGAGATAGATCTTAGTGCATTCCCAAATTGTAACACATCGAATTCTTGGAGTTACATAAAAAAAATAACGGGAATAAAAGATGAATACACAACAAGCGCACTAAAAATATTAGGTAAATTAAAATTAATAGATGTAAGCAAAATTGATGATATTTTTAGCAAAATGCCAAGCCAGTGGGTTAATGAAGAGTTAAAAATTAATTTAATTGATTGGTGGCAAAGTCCAGCTAGATTAAGTAAAATTGATTTGGTTATAGAGGAGATAAAAAATGAATCAATATAAATATAGCATTATAAAGCTATCGCCTGATCATGTTAAAGGTGAGATTATTAATGTTGGTATTATTATTTATCTTAATGACAGCCTAGATATTAGAACGATTCAACAGAAAAACAAAATACAAGCCATAACAAAAAATTTAACGTTAGAATCATTACAAGATTTTACAGAAGATCTTAATTGGTTATATCAATTAAACACAGACTCTGAAAATTTCTATAAGTTATTCTCTGGTTCAATAGTTATATCAAGTCCGGGGATGTTTACTTTAAGGGAAAGTATGACCTATGAAAAACAAGTTGATATTTTGTTTGAAAAATACGTCACGTCGCCCCGATTACAAAAAAGGAACACTCAAAATAAAAGAATTATCACACAACTAAAGAATATATTTGATAAAGCCGGAATTTTAGGAAGAGACCTATCTGATATTTCAAATCATAGAGTAGTAACTAATTATCCAATAGCTGAAGGTGAAGGTATATATGCTGAATTATTGCTCAAAAATGGCGCTTACCACTTAACTGAAACTCTTGATTTAAGAACTGACAATAACAAACAAAAAACAGGGGAATCAGCCTTGAAAGCTATAACAATCTCGAAAGCCAAAAGTATATTATCTGGAAATGTTAATTCATTTGTAATTTACGCTAGCGTTGACAGTCAACAAGATAAAAAATTAATACCACAATTAAATCTTATAGATAATTATGCGGACTCAATATTCAATATTAATAGCAATGAAGATATGTCAACGTATTACGATCATATATTTAATGCTGCTGGTACACAAATGAAGACTTATAATTAACATATTAAAACAGCTAACCTAGCCCGCTTCATGCGGGTTTTTTCACGCCTGAAATTCCCCACCACAACTTTAGAACACCTTTCTGATTAAAAAATAATCAAACAAATTAATTACAGTTAAAAATACAGTTTTATCTGTTTACTTATAACAGTTTTAACTGTATTATCATTTCATCAAAACAAATCAACTTAACAAACAATTAAGCAATAGAACGATTTTGATAGATAGTCGAACGGCGCGACTTTAAACCCTGCGTCGGGTGCTTGGCGGGTTCATGAAGAACGGCAATAAGACACAATAAAAATCAAATTAAATAATTTTCACGGAGAGTTATTTAATTTGATAACAAAGAGGTAAAACATGGCTAAAAAAGAAATTGGAATAAAGCTAATTGTCGAAATTGACGATAACGGGGATTTATTCTCGAAAACACAAGTAGAGTACGACCCAAAAAGTTTGAAACCTATAACAGATAAAGCTTTTATTTCATATCTCAATGAAATGATGTCACAACACGCACAGCCGATTGTCGCATCAGCTCTTGCACTTGCTGAATTGAGAGAAAGATTATCTTTATACGAAAATGATTTAGACGATTAAATCAGTGCTCAAATCAAAGCACTCATTCATAGAGTGCGCTTGAGTTTGAAATATAAGAATGCGAGGTAACCTATGCAATTACATAGATCTGTAGAGAACGCATTACGAAAATGCCTATTGTAAAATGATGAACAATACCGAAATGCAAGACGCTAAAGATGAATGGATTGAAACCAGAGCTGAAGAATTAATCAAGAATTTTGACAATGATAATGATTGGCAAATTATAGAATTACTAAAAATAAAACTAGAAAGTAAAAGCATTGACGCAGACCTTTACAACCAATTTATAACTGATATTTGCTACTCACAAGCCACACTTGAGTATAGCCAAACATTCTGACAACAGGAAAAACAGCACATTCTACATCCGTTTGCCTTTTTTGAGGGCTTTTAAGGAGCTGATTATGACAAATAAAGATTTTATAAATTCAAAACAAATCGATAAGTTCAGCAAAGATTACAAACTAAACAAGAGCGAGCAAATATACACTTTTTTTTGTACTTTGATTTTATCATTTGGCGGGCTATTTATGCTTTTTCGCTGGATGTTACATATTGCTACGGAGTAATAATTATGACATGGGAAGAGGTTTATAGTTCGCTGTCAATTCAATCAAGAATGATCATTGATATAGCAGAAGCATATCGTGTTGATTTAACTGAATTAGCAAATTTACAAGTTCAAAAACAAGAGAGTAACACACATTTAAATGAGGTGATTCATGGAGTTAGCTAAATTAGACGCGCCTTTCCACCCTAAAGACATTGAGTGGAGAGTACAACAGTGCGGTATCTCTAATAACAAGCCATGGTGTATGGTTTTAGCGTATGTAACAAACAGAGCTATTCAGCAACGACTTGATGAAGTTTGCGGAAAAGAAAACTGGCAAAACGATTATCACCCTGCTCCAGACGGTGGGGTTATGTGTAGTATTAAAATCAAAATTAATGGTGAGTGGATAACGAAAAAAGATGGTGCAGAAAACACTCAGATAGAAGCTGTTAAAGGTGGCATATCTGGAGCGATGAAGCGCGCGGGCGTTCAGTGGGGAATAGGTAGATATCTTTATGATTTAGAAGAAGGTTTTGCTAAAGCTTCGCTAGAAAAGGTTGAAGGTTGGAATAGAACTCGAACAAAAGATAGTAAGTATATTTGGTGGGAGACTCCAACGCTGCCCGACTGGGCGTTACCGATTGAGTATATTTTATCACTATTCGAATGCGAGGCTATTAATTGCAAATCTATGGATGAATTAAAAACGATTTATACAAAATATTACAATCGCTGCGTTGTAATAGGTGCCGATGATCGGCTTAAGTCATTGAGTGATAAATATAAATATAAGCTAGAGAGTAAATAGCAATGAGGAAATTTAACATCTATTTTGATATAGAAACCATTCCGACACAATCTAAGCAGTTAAAAGCTCATATTCAGAATAATTTAACTCCACCTAGTAATTACAAGAAACAAGAGGCGATTGATGCGTGGATTGAAGAGCACAAAGATATTGTTTACCGAAAAACCGCTTTAAACGGCGGTTTTGGTCAAATTGTTTGTATTGGTTATGCAATCAATGATGAGAATGTGCGAGTAATTTATTTTGATGACTGGGCATCATCTGAAAAACAAATATTGCAATCATTTTTTAATGATTTAATTGAGCGTTATAGACCCAGTTCAGATATAACCCCGCATTTTATTGGGCATAATATCGAAAATTTCGATCTTCGATTTATTTATCAGCGCGCAATCGTTTTAGATGTTATACCTCCGGCATTTTTACCGCTAAATAACAAATCATATAACAATATGTACATATTTGATTCTATGACGGAGTGGGCAGGTAAACGTAATTATGCGTCATTAAATGAAGTTTGTTTGGCGCTTGGTATAGAGCCAAAATCCGATGATATCGATGGCTCAAAAGTCTGGGATTTGGTGCGAGAAGGGAAAATAAAACAGGTTGCAGATTATTGTGCTGCCGACGTTGAGAAAGTTAGATTAATACATAAGCGCATGACATTTCAGAATGCAAGTTAATTACAGCCGGCAAGGTTTAAGTGAGCGAAAAAGTATATGACGTTGATAAAACAAAACTGGAGCAAGAAAAATGGCACGTGGAATAAATAAACTAATTCTAGTTGGCAATGTAGGCCAAGATCCAGAAGTTCGTTACATGCAAAATGGTAACGCTATAGCTAATTTGAGTATAGCAACATCTGAAAGTTGGAAAGATAAACAAACTGGCGAAACCCGCGATCGCACTGAGTGGCATAGAGTTGTTATATTCGGTAAATTAGCCGAAATTGCTAACGAGTACGTCAAAAAAGGCGCTCAAGTGTATATTGAAGGTCAATTACAAACAAGAAAATGGCAAGATCAATCAGGTAACGATCATTATACAACTGAAGTTGTAGTCAACCCAATAGGTGGTACATTGCAAATTTTGGGTAGTCGTGACAATAATAACGCTAGCCAGACACAACAAAAACAACAGCAACAAACAACAACACAGCATCAAGATACATTTGATGACAACATCCCATTTTAAATCAATTAGTTAAATCAACTATCTTGGCGGTTAATCACTAATAGCTGCCGAGCACCCCCTCTATTCTATTAATTTATTACAACTATCTGCGCTGATTATTTAGCGTAGATACTTTATGGGAATAATTATGCAAATTGATGAATCCGTATTTAACCACGGCAAAATCGAATTTCAACATATCGACTATGGTTATGTTTTCTTGTTTGATAACGAGCTTTATATGAAGATTGAATTAGACCCGATTATTCTGTCGTTTGTTTTCAAATGCTCATCTAAAGGTGTACACGAAATAACTAACGGATGCGCAATCAATCTTATTAGCGGTCAAGGAGAAGTGTTTGCTGATAACTGTATGGTCGAACCAGTAAAAGCTGTAATTAAAAGGAAATAATCATGACTACACACGAACTAAAAATTAAATCAGAGTATTTTATGGATGTTGTAAAAGACATAAAAAAGGCTGAAATACGCTACAACGACCGAAATTACAAAGTCGGAGATATTCTAAAGTTGCATGAGATTGATGAGCTAGGTAATCGAACTGGCAATCAATGTAGCGTTATTGTCTCTCACATTTTAGATGATGCTGAGTATTTGAGGGATGGTTATGTAATGCTGAGCATTGACGTAATATACTGATTTATGTAGAGGAATTAGGCGAATTATGAATAGTAATACTCTAAAGAAATATCAAACTCAATTACAAAAATTAAAAGCGAAGCAAAGCGTTGTCAAAACAGAATTAACAGATTGTCAGCATCGCTATAACTCAATCAAAAATGAAATACTCGACGTACAAACAAAGATAAATGAACTATCACGTAATAATAAACTA